ACCGTACATCTGCGCGCAACCCGGGGGGATGTGGAATCGAGTGTGGTTGTAGGCTATGTTGCACTCAGTGTTGGCGTCGAATGTAGGACCTTCACCTGATAGCCGCATGATCGTGAGGGTGCCCAGGAAAACTTTCGCGTTGAGCTTGATGGCGACGTAGCCGTCTATGATTTCCTGCGGGATGGAGTGGTAGTGGGCCTTAATGACCTCGAAATTCAGCATCCCGCCGTCCTGGGACTGGTCGTAGGCGGTGTAGTCGTTGGTCCAAGCGGGCCGGTCGAAGCTCCAATGCGCGGCGCGGAAATTCTCCAGATCCTCCGGTGTGCGTTCACAATTGATGAGGATGTTGGCGGGCTGGTACCGGTCCCGAATGCGTCGCATGTAACGTGCCATGGCGCCATACACCATGACGGTGTCCTGCATAAAGGAGGCGATGGTTTGGCCCGCCTTGAACTTGAGACAACCGAGTTTTTCGGTCTTCTTCACCCACTGGCTCTTAATAAAGAGCGCGATGGCGTGCGGGTCGAAGTCTGGGTCCTGGCGGGCGCGGCCGTTGATGAGCTGGGCGACAGTTTTGGCCGTGTAAGTATTAGTGACTTCGGCACGGCAATTCTCCCAGAGCTGGGGCTCGAATGGGACGGGGGCGTCAGGCAGGCTCATGGCCTTCTTGTAATTCTCGAAGAGCACGTCGCCGATGTCACGTGTGTGACGGTACTCGCGCTCGTTCTCCTGGGGCGTGGTGACGCTCAGCCGGGCGTCAACGGTGGCCCAGTACAAGGTCTCGTCCTTCGCCTGCTGGTGTGCAAACATCTGGACCACCGGGTCCTCGGTCTGAGCGAGATTGGAGTGACCGGTGGCGGCACTGTGGAGCTCGCGGTCATACTTGTCGCCCATCTCCTCTGCGAGGCCATCCAGGATGACGCTGGCGGGGTCCACAGGCAGGTGAGTGCGGGGTGGGACTTCCTGCTCGATGTCATCTGGGTCTGCGATCTCACTTTCGCAGGCGTTCTCCTCACGCACGAACCGCAGGAAGTGCTTGAGGAATGGCGTGCACTCCAGCTTCAGCCAGAACTGTTGAGAGTCGGAGCCGCTGGAGACGAACACTATCTCGTCGACCGCGCGGCTGAGAGCTGTGTAAAGAACGCGCTCGGAGCAATGCGGGGTGTTGTGGTCCACGTTGAAGTTGAGACGAGGGGCAGTGAGACCCTGGCAACCGGCGTAGGTGTAGGTGCGATGCCCTATATCCGCCAAGGTTTCCTTCTTCATCGTGGACGGGGTGAGAATGGGCAGCCCGGTTCGAAAGGTGGGCGACATGGTGACATTAACCCGGATGGCGTTTTCACTGTGCACTGAAAGAGCGTTGGCGAAGACGCGAGCGTTGCGGTGCGTCGCGTTCAGATAGTAGTCGCAAGCTGTGTCGAAAAAGTCTATGGCTGGG